ATCCGGTTTACCCTGGGCCACTGAAAAGCTAAGCGCTCTCCAGTCCGTTTCATCTCCAGGCTGTGACCAGTTGAATTGCCCGGATCCTACAACGTTAGCTAAAATATAACTATCTATAAATGCGACGTGAGTCACAGTTGTCGGAGCGTCCGGATCAGAGATCTCTTCCAGGGTGGCTGCATCATCACTAAAATGGATCTTCCCTCCAGCTGCCATTAATGCAGTGAACCCTGTTAATGTGCTGCCGGTTTCATCGAATGTAACAAGCGTTCCAGAATCGATAGTGTCCCCGGTAAGCTGTGTTGCTGTTAATGTGCCACTTGAATTGGTGATCTTAAACACCTTGCCATCAGAAACAGCCAGGACGATCTTGCGACCGTTCCACCAATAAAGACCATCTACCGGTTTGTCTGTGCCAAGATCTACCTTCGCAGTGCCAAGCGCTGGCCGTGCCCTGGTTATTTTTTTATTCTCGCCAGGGATAGTTTCAATAACACCATTGATCAGAACTTCCCCTAAAACACTTATAGCCTCTTCGCTTGTGTTCTTATATGGGATCTCGTTGACCGGGACCGGTAATGCTTTTATGTCGTCTTTTAATGGCATTGATCATCTCCTTATGCTATTGCTGGGCTTGATGTTGACCCAGTATAATCTCCCTCAACGTGTATCCTACCTACTGAACCAGCACCACCAGCAGTACAGTATTCGTTTGGTGCAACCCCACAGCGTGGCCAACTCGCCCCACCTACTGCCGTAACATTATCTGTGCCAAGCGTTGCGATACCCTTAGTGGCAATATATACAGTACCCCCAGCACCACTTCCTGGTTGAGAGTGTTGATCAGCACAATCTGACTGTGGATATTCTCCGTCTGCTGAAATTGTGCCCGATGAATTATCCACAATTTGTGCATAAATTCTTACTGCGCCGCCACCCCAGCCGCCGTCATAAGCGTTACCGATAACTACACTTGCTGCCGCATAATTATTTTCCCCTGCGCTACCTGAAGCAGCGTGACCGCCACCGCCACCAGCACCACCAGGTGCAGTTGCTGTTGCACCTCGAACACCACCACCACCGCCAGAACCGTATAAATGCGACCAAGTTGTTAATGGTATATCAGATGAGCCATAAGAACTGCCCCCAGCACCACCGTTATAAGGTGAATACCTGTAGCCACCCTCACCGCCGCCAGGCCCAAGTCCATTATCAGCTTGGCCTGAGCCACTATTAAACGGATCGCCACCTTCATAGCCCAACTCATCAACATTAACGGTTCCTTCATTGGTGAATTTTCTAAGACAGCCTATAAACACTATCCCATTTTTGTTACTTGCCCCTGTTCCCATAGCTGTACCGTGAGTAAGTGTTGCCCCTGAGCTGATCGTGAAGTCTATACAATCTATAAATGCTCCATTTTCTGGATCATAGCTGCCAGCGCCTAAATTTAAACCCTTGTCAGCGCCACGCTTGGTTGTTACTCCAGTAACAACGTCATTCTCATAAATATCCTCGATGTTTACTGTGCCTGAATTGACAACAATCGACTCATGTTTGCCAGTAACGGTAATACCATCCTGCTCAAAATAAAGAGATGTTACTTCATCACTGTGAATCAATACTGTCATTATAGATCTACCTGGACCTTTACTTGAATTAAAAGATCGGTTTGCTCGCCAGAGCCACCTTCTCTTAAATCATCTATATGTACTCCTAAATAATTCCCTGCAGTGACCGCTGTCCCTGATGCAAAAGAAGTTATCTCTTCTGCCGAAGTTGCGATAAGATTATCATAAGTATCGTCAGTGGAACTGTCTCCCAATACTTGCGTACCATTATTTATTATGTCGATCTCGTTAGCGCCAGTGGGAGATCCTGTACGAACAGCCCCCCAATAAGCCTTAATACTTACAATGTCTCCAGTTCTATATAAAATCTGCTTTCTAATATTGTCATCATAATCGTCAGCCGTTTGCTCATAAGGAGCTGGAATAAAAAAATTATAAATATCATAGTCCTGCGGCTCATAGTTAATATCAACTAAAAGCTCTGTTGTAGATTGTGCAACACCAACAAAAATATTTGTTTTAGTAGTGCCCAGAGTACTGTCGCTTTGAACATAGTAATCAGAACCTATAGTTAAACCACTAAGCCCAGTAGCCAACCCACTTAGCACAACCTTGTTATCTGAAATATCAGTGACGACACCTTTTAATGCAGAACCATCAGAGGCTGTCGCTTTTTCCCATTGATTAGAATTAGTGAATTTAACTAAATTGCCAACTGCTATCCCTGTATCAAATGTTTGGCCAACAACTATATTCTTATCTGCAATCTCTGTAGCAAGATTCGTATAGCTGTTCCCAGCAGTGTCAGTAATGCTGGTAGTGAACTCCAGCTCTGTTGCCTTTACTTTCCCTGGAGTGGTTTGCCCTATATCTATACCATCAAAGTCTGTGCCACCTATAGGGATCATCTCAACATTATCAATATCCCAAACAGAAGAGTCATCAGAATCAGTAACAACTACCTTATATATACCATCAGCATAAATCTCTGCCCGGCCATAAATATCTAAAACAACCGGGTTCGATGCTGCCGTTGTTTTGTCACGATCAAGATAAACGCTTTGTGGAGTTGTTGTCCCAGCCTCATAAAAATAAACTTTACCACCAGCTAATGGATTGCCTTCATCATCCATGATCCCAGAGGCTAAATCAATTATCATCAATCCCTTTGTTCCCATAATAATCCCCCTTTAAAATGCCGGCTCTATGAACTCATTGTCAACGTCCTCTTTGTTCGTTGACATATATTGCTGGACCATTCCTGCTAACTCTTTTCTAAGATCTTCTTTGTCCCGGTAAGTCAAGCCATACTCCGGAGCCAACCTTAATGCCAGGCCAAAAGTTAACATATCATAATAAGCGCTGAACATATCCGGGTTCGCACCAGGCAAAACCAGATCATCAATAACTTCCTCAGCGTTGATCATCAGCTCAAAATAAGTTTTATTCTCAGGCAGGTCCCTGAAAAACAACCGCTGCCTGATCTGTTTATCTACCCAGGCAAAATCCGGTGTGCTCGCTGTATCATTTTTATCTATTAACCGCTCGAAATCTAAACCAGAAATAAGCTCTATCGGGTATTCGTTGCCAGATTCTGTTTCCTTATACCACACCTTTAACACCGATAATGTTTCTACCGGTAATAAAACATCACCGATACTTGTATATGCAGTATCTGTCACCCAGGTATCATAAGTAGTGTCTTGATCCCAGTTCGCAATGTCGCCAGCGAAAGTTGCGCCAGCTGTATGCGCTGCTGTACAGGTATAAACTTTATACCCGGTATAATCAACGTAAATTTGATCACCAATTTCATAATCAGTTCCTGTTGCCCAGGCGTTATAATTGGTATCTGTTTTATTCCAGAGTGATTGGTACTCGTTGCCGGTGATCGGCTGAGTGTCACTGGAAGATGTGTGCCCTCTTAAACAGTCATATATATAGCCGTCGCTGCCAATAACGCTGTCTGTATCATTTAACTGAAGTGAATATGTCCGGACTTTCCATAGCTTTGTCCCTACATTAAAGGACTTCATTAATGAATTGAGGGCATCGGAACCATCAGCTAACTGATCAGCGAAAGGGGAATCCCCTTGCGGAACAGCGCCAATAAGCCGCAATGCCCTCGATATGATCTTGTTCCTTGTAAGATCCCAAGCCATAACTTAGACCTACAGGTCCTTCATCTTGACTTTGTTCTGTCCAGAACTCATAACCCCAAGATCATAAATCACAATATTCATTGAAGTTGTGGTATCCCAATCAGTGGTAGCTGCAGTAAATCCTGCAGTATTATCACTGTCAAGAGTAACCTCAATAGCAGCAAGCGGAGTGTAGCCATCTATAATAGATGGGAACCAATCGCCGTTAGATCTATTGACCTTGTATGCTCCAGAAGAATCAACGTGGATGCCGTAAATAACAGTCGGAACCGCTGCACTGTAAGTGTGCTGATCCTCCGCTGATCCTACCAACATTCCTGCTGTCACCGGAAAAGCCGCTGAACCCAAGTTGTATATCTTGCCGTTGTTCTTATACTCAATAGCTGTAGCAACATTCAATGAAGTTGAGCTGTTAACTGTTGCTATATCCGCACTACCAAGTGTTTGATACAACTCGGCATAATGCAGATTGTTGAGCAGAGTATAAAGATCCCCCTGGTTGATACCATTCGGGTCCAAGTCTCCGGCAAAAGTCAATCCTACTAAAACCAAAAGTGAAACTAAAAGTCTTTTCATTATTTCCTCCCCTCAGTAGACTACCAGGGAGCCAAAGCCCCCTGGTGTTGTAACTAATTACAGGCTGTCAGATGCTGGACTGGGGTTGCCAGTTGCTTTTAACAGTCTAAAAGAAACCTTTGCTGCGTCAAGAGCATGATCTGTAACCAGATCAATAGTATCAGCAGCAGTCATTTTGTAACCAACTAAAGCGTCAGTCCCAGGAATAGACGCTCCCTGCATACCTGTGGAGTTGAAGTTAACTGCATCATCAAGACCATTCGGATCAGTGGTAGTGATACCAATGTCACCGGTTGCGGCCCCACCTTCTGCAGTATCAACATCAACATAGATACCAAGAATAACGTCACCCTTAGCTACATTAAATAGCTGGACAATATCCCCGGCGCCTACATTAAAACTGGAGAAATCAATAGAAAGTTCTTCCTGAATAACTTCTCCCCCAATGCGCTGAATTGCTTGTGCGCCATTATCTGAATCAACATAATCTGTGTATGTACTTGCCATTTTGCTTTACCTCCCCTTTATTTTTTATAAGTCACTAATCTGAGTTCTGGCAGTCTGAATTGCTGCAATAGCATAATCAAACGTGTTACTACCCTTAGTGAACTTAGGTTTTGCAGCTTTACAGGTCATACGAACTGCATAGCCAAACTCTTCTTCATAGTCGAAATCTCTCTCAACTACATTCGGTCTCTGACCCCAAGCCATAACAAGTGCCTGTGCACCCATAAACAAAGAGGTTGAACCAGGAAGATCCCCACCTGAACCATAAGTGGTAACGTCCGCAAGGTCCTGCATCAGATCATGAGAATGGATAACGATGTTATCCCAGATCCCTGCAGCACCAGTGAACAATGGGTTGTCAGAACCTCTGTCTGCAGCCTCTCTCTGGGCCTGTTGCCATGCAGAGGACTGTCTTATATCAAACAAAACATCCGGAGAACAAAGATAAAAGTAGTAATTCTGTCCTTTTACCTTGATCGGGCGAAATGGAACCTGGGTCCTTGCCCATCCAGTTCTGGCTCCGGTTTTGATCTTAGAAAGCAGCTCTAAACTCATCTTGTCAGAAGAAGTAAGAGCAGCAGTATTAGCAGCAGATCCACCATAAAGGATCTTTGTCGGGCTGTTAAGCGCCGCACCAAAAAGCAGCCTGTCTGTTTTTTCTGAGATCCAATCCTGAAGCGCACTTCTGGACTCTTCTCTTAGGTCATAAATCGGCCTGCGTCTTGAAAGATCACCATCATCACGAACACCGTGTCTGTATCTTTCCAATTCAACACTAAAATCCGATGTGCTTAACTTTTCTTCACGACCTTCAAGAGTCTGGGTACCAGTAACACCAGCACCGGTAAGTCTATACCGAATACCAAATGTCTCTTTGTCCCCTCTTTTCTTTTCAAGATCAGTTTTTTCCTGGACCAGGGCTTCGGATCCGCCCATAAACTGATTGAAGTAGGATCCTTCCCTACCATCACGATATAACTCTTCTTCCCAAATCTGGACTCTCAAGTTATCAGTTGTAGATACACCTGTTTTTGCCATTGTATTCCTCCCCTATTTTCTATTTTTAATCGATTTGTCGCTTTAGTTTTTCAAGCTCGTCATTAGATAAAGTGGATAGATCCAGTTTACCATTATTAAGTTGTCGTAAATTATCGGCAACTGACCTTTCTTTCTTATCGTTGCCTGTCCCCCTCAAAGGATTTGTCTTCCTTTGAGCCTTGTTGATTTTCTGAGCAATATCTTCTTTCTTTTTCCTATCGATTTCTGCGTCCTGCTTTTTTTCTTTTACTTGCTCGTTGTCCTGTGTTTTCTTAGTGCCAGCATTTTGCTTTTTCAATGCAACTGCTTTGCTCCTAAGATCCATTAAAACTTCAAAACTCTCTTGGTAAGGTTTCGAAGCAAAAGTTTCTATATCTTGTTCTGAAAAGCGACCCATATCACGAAGAATTTTTTTAGTCTCCGGGATCAACTCTTCAAAACTATATTCAGATTCAGCATCAACGTTAGCCATTAGCTCCTGGTTCGTTAATTCTAAATCCCTGACCATAGCCTTTGTTAATTCTTCCTCGCCCTGCTGGTCCTCTTTTTCATACTCTCTTATAACCTTTTGAGTACCAACCGGATCTTCATGGTATCTTTCATTTAACTCTTCTTCAGATAGCCGCTGTTTCTTTTTGTTCTCAAACTCTTCCCGGATCTTGTTTAATCTCTCCCGGTTCGCTGCTCTCTCCTGTCTCTTCTCTTCTTTTAGCGTTTCAATAAAGCTATCTTTATCATTGATCCGTTTGTTCTGGACATGGATTATTTTTTGCAGTTCCTTTATATCATACTTAGATAGGTCCTGCTTTTCATCAACGTCTTTTAAGAATTGATCAACATATCGTTGTCTATCTTCTGGATCGTCGAGGTTAACATCTTGTCCAGTTTCTTCAAGGTCCTCGCCATCTGCTTCGCCTGGTTCTGGTTTATCTTGATCTTCATCCCCTTCCCCGGATTGATCATCACTTCCTTTATCCTCATCGTCACCCTCTTTAATTTTTTCTTCATCATCTTCTGAATCTGGGGTTTCCTTAAGTGTTTCTTTAGATGGATCTTCATCAAGATCTTCCTTCAGTTTATCAATTTCCTCTGCCTTTAAATTAGCAATATCTTCTCTTGTAAGTTCCTGGGTACTTTCCATAATTTGTCCTCCCTTTTTCCCCACTACAATAATTGTATAATATTAAACAGGCATCGTCAATTCCAATTAACACTCCTATAATATTCTTCGTACCAAACAACAACCCCTAACTCAAAAGCCGGGTTCGGGAACCCAACGTTCATACCATTAGTGTTTCTTCTTTTTCCGCCCTGATTCTCGTCTAATATTTTTAGTAGCTCCTGGAGCACCTAATAATACCCCCAACATTTTTTCTGTAAGTTTCCGCATCTCAGATATATCTTCACGCATAGCCAGTATTGCCATATCGCTAACTTTACGATTATTGACACACTCAACTTTTCTCATATACCTTTCATCATTGCTTGATCGTTGCTGGTCCAGAATATACTTCACATAGAATCCAATCAACGCACTGAAAACTGAGGCCATAGCCGTAAGTATCAGCCAATCTACTTTAGATAAAATAAACACTCAATATCTCCCCCTCTGCTATAAATCTACTTAGTGATCAAAAAATTAATCGTCACATTCCTGGTAACACTCGGTGTAGGAATAGTGAATTTATAATAAGCAGAATAAATACTTGTCGTTGCCGTTTCTGCAGTGATCGTCTGAGCATCAGCCGAAGGTATCGCAACCTTGCTCGCAAACACAGCCTGGGCAGAAAGTGTCGGAACATTACCATAATATAATATAGTAGAATATCCACCAATTTCCCTGGCATAAAACTCAATAGCGCTGGCATCAACTGAAGTCTGCTGCTCACCTTGAATCTCCAGCTGAATATAACCATCACCATTCCTGGCAATACCGTTGGTCATAGACTCTTTAATATCAGCACCAGCAAAAACCAATCCAGTTAATAATAAAACTCCTAATATCCTTTTCATTTATACCCCTCCTTGCGGTTGTTGTTCTGTTTGTCCTCCAATGTCCATCTGGCTAATTGCCATTAATAGTCTCGGATCACTCTTTTGTTCTTCAGGCAAAGCAGCTATAATTGTTTTCTTAAGCTCTGTCTGCTGCTTATTGTCCATCACTCCCTTTTCCTGTGATGCCTGTTCCTGTTCCACTTTCTGGATCTGTCGTTTAATCGAAGCCGGCAGATCTGATAGCTCATAAAATAGCTGTGGCGGAATCTGCAACCCGGCCTGAGCAAGATCCAACATATACTTGAACACTGACTGTCTCTTTGTCGGGGACTGCATAGACTCACCAACAACAACATCATAATTCTCAAGGTCAGTGTCCTGTAGTTTTCTTATTATCTCTTCTTCAGGATACTTTGTAAAATCCTGGTTGCCAACCATTACCTGATTTCCTCTCTGGATCCGGTTCTGTAATAACCGGTAGATCCGTTCTGGATCATTACCGTAAACGATCTTGATCGCTTTAAGTAACGCCCGGCCCAACATACGTTTAGCTAAAGATGAATTATCAAATAAATATTCGTTGCCAACTAAAGCCCCCTCTCTCTTTTGGATAAAGCTCGCTCCAGATTGCTGTGACTGTGAGCTCTGCCCAACCATCTCTGGGTTGATATTAGAAATTTCCATCATTTTCCTGGATAATAACTCTTGCTCCTGGACCAGCTCTGATGGGAACTTTGCACCCTCATATTTCACTGGTGGTCTACCTACATCAGCTATCTCAACAACAAAGCCCGGAGATGATGCGTTGTTTTTAAACTTATCTTTTGCAGAATTGTTTGGAAATGTATTCTGATCATAAGCCCAACCATAAGCTGACATTCTGCTAATAATATCAACCGTATTACTGTGGATCTTATTCATCATCCGTTGATGATCTTTAATAGTATGAACCTTACCCCAAACCTTGCTGCCTCGTTTTTTTGCATAGTCCGGGATCAGCGTCCAGTTATTGCCAAGCTCTGACTCTTCTTTAGATAATAATGTGCCGCCAGCTGTTTGAATGATTGCTATAGTTTCTATTGTCCTGGGGATCAATGCCATACCAGGAATAGACTTGATCTTTCTTCTGGCCTCCGGATCTATGTCCTCATAAAAGAACTGATCCTCAATATAATCATCAGCCAGGTTTGAAATAATGTTAACTTTATCGTAAACCTTTTTATGGAGCTCAACGACTCTGTATGATTTTTCCTTTTCCTTAACAAACTCCGGATCCTTTAAAAATTTAATCCAATCCGTAGTATTATCCATCTTACTTTCAAGCTGGTATTTTTTCTTTGCATCTTCTGGAATATCTGAAACATCAGTCTTTCCTTTAATAAGATCATATTCAAGTCCGATCTGGTCAGCCTTATCCGGATAAAGCTGCTTTATCTTTTGCAAGCTCATCCACTGCCAGGAAACCAAATACTCCAGATCATCACAGTCTTTATCTTTATGTTCGCCGTAAGCCACCTTGTCATAAGGAAAGTCTCTTATGATAATATCGCCCCGGATATCTTTATTATAATCTATCCATACTTTAAAATTACCCCGGCCAGTGATAACCTTGTCCTCAAAAACTTCAACTTCTCTATAGTCAAAGTTGTTCTTTTCCTGGATATGCTTAACCAAATTACTCAAGATGTCTGCGATCATCTCGTCGCCATCTTCAACCGGGAAGTAAGTTATGTCGTATCTGTTCTGGCGATAGAATCCAGAAAGAACGTCAATCTTGCCCTCTGTTTCATTAATAGTAAGAGCTGCTCTCTTCTGAGCTTTAAGCCTATTCTTATCTTTGCCGTCCCACTGTTCGCCAGAATAAAAATCCTCATCCTCGGCAGCACTCTTTAAAAATTCTCCGTCGTGATCCTTTGCCCTTTGATACAGCTGCCTGGTCTCAACAACATCTTCTTCTTCTTCTTGTTTCAACCACTCCGGAGTCCGCTCAATTATCTTAAGCTCTTCGATCGTATGAATATGCGGATCACCCATCGTGTTTTCTTCTATCTTAATACTGCCCGGCACTGCCTCTTGTGTTACCTCACCGATCTCATTGCGGACCTCTGGCAACCCGGCCTCATAAATAACCTCATGATAATGCGGATCGTCAGATTTGCGATCAGCGTCAACGGACGTTTTACCGATAGAGATCTCAGTCTGGCCCTCTGGCATCTCAACGTTATCATCTACTTTTATATAAGCTAAATGGAAATGTTTTCCGGTAACGGAAGTTTGTTTTAGTTCTATCATTTTTCTCCCCCATCAAACGTCATTGTGATCTTACGAAACATCAATGCGAAGTTGAGTCCTTTGAGAGCTCCGTGTAGGAGCTCCCACAAGAAAGCACTTTCATTATAATAGCACACCAATCAATAAAATCAAATACCCATCCAGGATACGTCAGTCCCCCCGGATTCCTTTTTCCTAAAAGCCTTCTCGTAAGGATCTTCTTCTTCTCGCTTACCATATCTCAAAACCCTGTCCTCAGAGTAAAACGTTAACATCAAAGCATCAAACTTATTCGGTGAAGAAACACCCCGGCTCTTCATCCGGCGCTTACTCTCAACCTGGATCCTGCCCTTATTATCATCAAACGTAGGTTCCCCAAGCTGTTCCTTTAGCTCATCATCATCCGGGATAGCTATCAAGCCATTCTGGAATGCCTCCCTCATTCGCCAGGATAACTGGTCCCGGAGCTGGAAAAACTGCCCTTCATCAAAAGCATTGTTCCTCACGTTGATCCCTTTAACCCTGACACCATCTTCTCTCATCTTGTCATAAGCGCCCTTGCCCAGCCCGACCATGTCCATCGTAACCTCGTCCGGATCCTCATCAGCTATATGGCCCATAAGCCACCGGGCCGTCTTCATTGTATCCTCACTCTTATATGTAAGGAACGGATAAACCAGCCCTCCCTTGCGTTCACACAGTTCCGTTGTGTCACCACCGGCACCTACATCTATTCCCATCTTGACCGGATCAAAATCATCTAAATTCTCCTTGATCAGCGCCCGGCGCTCCGGTGACGCTGCAGCATCTATCCAATCCCAGGGAATAAGCTTGCCTTCCTCGCTCTTTGGCGGTAATCCCAGTACCCTGATCCGGTAAATGTTGCTCTCTTGTGGATCACCTTCACGAACATATTTGTTCCTCATGAACTCGATATGTTCCTTTGATACGTTCTCACTCTCTTCAGCGTTCCAGCGCAATGCTATCCACTGAGATCGCTCTTTGGTCTGGGTTTCCAGGGCGAACCCTGATGTCCTTGTCGGGTTGAATATGATCAGCGCAAAGTTACACAGCCCTGTCATGGTACCTTCCAGTGGTTTGAACACCGGATCCGGGACACCTGACGCCTCATCAACGACGAACATCTGATAGTCTTCATGGAATCCTGCCAGGGTTTCTGCCTGGTCCTCAGCGCTCGCTTTGGTGTTAGCTGTCCTGGCCAGTGCGAACCACTCTTTACCGCCACGTTCTTTTAAAAACACCTTTGTCTTCTGCCACTCCAGGATCTCATCTACTAAGCTCTCGATGTATTTGCCATCTTTTGCGTTGTGGCTATTCCGCAGCCACTTGCTTATCTCTGCCCACAATATATCGTTCAGCTGGTGTGCCGTTGGCGCTGTGCAAGGGATCTTAGGATTCACAAAACATACCAGGAACCATAATATCGCCCACGCTGCAAAAGCATCTTTACCTGTACCCTGCCCGGACATTATCGAAATACCCCTCTTCTTCGCATAATAAACTATGTCCGCATCAATATGCTCTTCAGCATACTCCATTACTGCCTTGTGCTGGACGTCAGCATCATCCCAGGTCTGATTAGCCAGGAACCGCTGGACCTTGAAATTGTAATCGATCTTTGCATTAACCAGCTTGCCCAGCTCCCTTAATGCCTCTCGCTGCTGGCCGCTTAACCCTCTGCCGCCATACTTAGGATGGACCTTTAACTCTTCCTCAACAAACAATACCGGATCAAGACTCCACTGCTTTATCAGATCCCTCAGCTGCTGGCTCATCAAGGTCCTCCCTTCTCCGGTGTATCCCCTCTACTATACTCGAAAATTGCATCGATACGTTGCCTGTGCTCTTGTTATCATTTAACCGCTCTTTATCAAATAACTTGTCATACGCATATACCAGATCCCTTAACGGTGCCTCTGCTATTCTGACATCATCAATAGCACTTAACATCTTCTGCTGCTTTTCACGGAGTAAATGCGATCGTAACCCCTCATAAACCGCAACATCTTTTAAATCTATGTCCGGTTTGAACTTGTCAATATATCTGCGGAGCCACTTGATCACCCTCGGATTTTCAGGATTTAAACCCTCAATCTTCGCTATGTCCGGGACCGATAGCCCCTTAAGCTTTAACTCTACACACTTTGCTATGTCCACATTATATCTGAGATTGCCACGCTTGCGATTGTCCAACCAGATTCGAAGATCAGCCGGGTTCTGGCTAACCTCAACTAAAGCCTTCTCCCTGGAGACTCTGTCAGATCCTAAATCCTGCTTATCTATTATCCCCATACTTTAGTCCCCTCTTTAAAAAAGCCAGGGTGGGCAAGCCCTGGCACTGATTGGCATACCATCATTATATAATCACCATAGCACAGTGTCAATGTGATACCGTGCCACCGTGGTGCTGTGCTGTGATGTCACGGTGTTGAGTGGCACTTAACGAATCTGGAAAATTGTTCCGGGGTAAAAGTGGTACTATGTATATATATCTGGGGCGAAAAAAAAATTGGCACCGTGACCCCCCCCACCCCTGTTAAGTGTCACTGAATACGTCGTATAATATATCTTATGTAAAATAATAATAATACTAAAAGTGATACTTAACATTACTGTATAATAATAAACAATCGGTATAACAAAATATAATAATGTTATAGTGTTACATTGGCATATAAACTGCTAATTATTGGCATAAAAAGTGTAAAGTACTAAGTGTTAAGTGACACTGTTTGCCCTACTTGCCCTACTTGCCCCTAAAAAAAATGGCCATTTGCCCCTATTTTTTTTCGCATACCTACAACAAAAAATACCAGAAAAAAGAGTTTTAGGGCAAGTAGGGCAAGTAAATCTGATATAGATTATTTGCGAAAACGTATTTTAGCCGTTTTTAGGCCTTGTAATAATCTGACATAGTAAAAAACTTGCCCTGATGCCCTACTTGCATTTTTTTTGCTATACTTAAAGCAAAAACATAGGGGCAAAGTAACACTGCAACATAGGGCAAACAGGGCAAGTTTTGACCTGCTCAAAATTGAACAGAAAAACAGGCAATTGATCAAAATTGAACACCTGGCTGTCTTCCTTATATAGGCTGGTGTCAACATGGCAAGGTGTCATTTTTAGCCTACATAAAGCAAAAACGCTTACCGGCGGATCTGTTCAAAATTGAACAATTTTTAGCCATTTTCGGGCTATTTTTTGGCATATCGAGTGAACTTTAGCAGGGTGTAGACACGGCAATTGCCGCAGACCATTGATAATTGAATATTAACAGCGCACCTGAACCGTGCGCACACACTATAATATTGGAGGTGACAACGTGGGGATAGACAGAGCCAGAACAACAGCCGAGCGCTACAAGGCAAGGCAGATAATGACACTGTGCTACAGGGCAGTGTTTGAGTTTCAATTTTCTGGTATGAGTTATTTCATTGGATTGAAGTTAAAATAATTTTTGGAGGTTAAAAATGAAATCATTTAACAGCGTAACGTTAGTGGGCAAGGTAGAAAACTACTATCAGGCTGGAGGTAGTAAAGCAAAATTAAACTTGAAAGTTAAAGATAATTTGATTGTTCCGGTTGAGGTTGAAAGTGAACGCTTGAGCGATATTTTCAAGCAATATGCAGAGCCAAGCAGTTATATTTTAGTAAAGGGTATTTTGTCAATTCCAGTCAATGACAATGTATCAAGGCCAAGCGGACTTGTAGTTATTGCGGAAAGTTTGAATATTTTGCGATACAGTAAAGAGAACAATACGGCTGATATTGTCGAGTAGTTTTTTAGCTGGCCTGTACATCAGGCCAGCACTAAAGGCTATTAAAAATAAATAAATGGAGGTGACAAAGTGAGACAGGAAAAGCACAGCGACTGGAAAAGGCGCAAACTGGAACAGCTGGACAATGTTAAGGCAGATATTCGCCGCAACATTGACAGCGGCAAGGATATAACAGAGTTAATTGCTCAAAAAAATATCCTGAAAAATGAGATTAATGGGAGGTTGTAAAGATGGAAAGATATTACTTAGAGCCGGATCATGACAGCGCTAAAAGCTTTTACAATAAAGCGGAGGTGCGAGTTATGAAACACGGCGCATTGACAGTCAAGGTTTTAACAAGTTATGAAACGGAGGTAGCACAGATAATTGGTGACAATGTACTAATAGAAGACACTTACAGCGCAACAACACTGCGCCATATTAAGGAATTTTTGAGGCAGAACGGATTTAAGGCAGAATCAAAAAAGCAGATAGAGCAGGATTATATCAAACAATAGCTTTTTAGCTTGCCTGGGCAGCCGGGCAAGCGCTAAAGGCTACTTAAAAAAAAGTATTGGAGGTGACAAAGTGGCAAAGCAAAAAGATATAATTGAAAACAAAGTTAGAGAAAAACTTGACACGGTTTTTGAGGAATTGGCCAGCGAATACGGCTTGAGCGCTGGAGACATTGCACCAGAAAATCAGATGTTATTCGAACATCATACAATTGAGATTATTGATATTGTTAATAATTGGTTTGAAAATAATAAATAAATGGAGGTGATTTTAAAATGTATAATGGAGTATTGGAAATGATGCCGGACGGATCATCGATGCTTGACCTTGAAAATGTATTAGCTGATGGCATGGATGAGTTTTGTCAAGATTGCGGGTGCAGATTGCCATCAGAAAATTATATTAACGGCGACGATTATTGCGATAAATGTTGGAGTAAATACTACCTTGAATTATCGGCAATGTATTTTATAGCTACTTATAAAAATAAAGTATTGGAGGTGACAAAATGAAAAAGCAAAAATTGATCGAGGAAATATTAGCGATCGTAACGGCAGAATCTAACAGCACGGATTTGTACTTAATGGATCATATCAGTGAACCGGAGGTAGACCAGATATTGACTGATCTGGATTATGATCCGGAGGATCCAAACTTTTACGCAGTAGCGGAGGCGATAACAGAGCACTTTGAGAACGCAAACGAGGATCGCCAGATCACGGACGAGGAGGTTATTTATTACGGCGTGGCAATGGAATATCTAAAAGAGAACGATCCGAGTTTAAGAGAAAGTTTGGATATTGCTATGGAATATGGATTTGATGGGAATAATCTTAGTAGTGAAACATTGGCAAGCTTACTGAAGTCAAGGAATAACGAAACTGATTTTATTGATGCGCTGGAGGAAATACAAAACCAGATCGAAAACTTAGGATAATAAGTATTAATTGGCCGGAGTTGATCCGGCCGGAAAGGACAAAAAAATGCAAGCAATAGAAACGATCGAATATAAAGGGTTTGATATTTGTATCTACCCTGATGAGATACTTGAAAGTCCCAGAGAATGGGGGCAATCAAGTGAAATTGTCGGGTATTGCAGGGATTATGCGATATATGACACAAAGAACCCTTATGCCGGAGAATACGGCAGCCATAAGGCAGATTTTAAAGCTTATTTGGAGGACGAAAGGCTGACACTGGATCAGGTGATATACTTGCCAGTATCTGCACATATTCACTCCGGAGTATCACTATCAATCGGGAGACTATCCGGATGGGATCGAGGACAGATCGGCTATATATATGAGGTAAAGGATCAGATCAGGAAAGAGTTTAAAGTTAGCCGGATCAGCAAAAAGCTGGAGGATAAGATCAGGGATCGTATGACTCATGAGATCAAAATCTTTAATCAATATATTACTGGTGCAGTTTACGGTTATCAAATTGAGGATCAGGACGGCAGAGAACTTGATTCACTTTGGGGATTTTACGGCTATGACTTTGAGGAAAGCGGCTTGATCAATGAGGCAAAGAGCCAGATCGATAATTATCTGGAGGAACAGCGCAAGGCCAGACAGCAAAGGGTTAAGATCATGATCAAGCACCGTGTACCTTTGAGTGCACGGCCACAGTTTATATAAGGAGGTGAGTAATATGTATTGTATTAATATAGTAGATCATAAAGAGGTAGAGATTTTCTGGTGCAGTGATCCGCTGGAGGCATCAACTTATGAAAATTTCAGTAGTTTAGTGGAGGCAAAGAACGCCTTGATCGGTTATGAGATCGATCCGGACATTGTTGAGGACGCCGTGCGACACTTCAACACTGTAACAAACTGGGAAATGACAGAATCCGGAGACAATGAGCCTATGACGGAGGCAGAGAAAGCTTGCCTTGATATGTTTGGTACTAAGGACTTTGATACCCTTGCTATGATCTGGAAAAAAGCTATACAATTAAATGAGGGAGGTGAATAATATGGGCAGGAAATTATCAAAAGAATTGATAGATCAAATTGAATCTGGAGATGCAATAGCATTGATCTGGCAGATCGAGGACGTGATCAATGAGGGCAAAGAGATCGGTATCACAGTGACACCGGAGCAAGCCAGAGAAGTGTTAGAAGAAGTAGAGTCAAACCATGACTGCACAATGGGAGTCAGCTGGGAGTCAATCAGAACGGCTATGGATACTATATTATAGGGAGGTAAGTAATATGAGACTAAGAGTAAGAGACTTGATCAAAGAATTAGCAGATTGCAATCCTGATGCCAGAGTGTCCATTGTTGCAGGAGATGAAGACGACAACATTCTTGATACCTATGACTTTGAGATCCACGCAAAAGATGTTGATGAGTATATCGAGTTATTTGTATACACAGGCGACAATGAGGATATCAAAAAGTACAGGGCAGTAATAAAGTATGATGAGGGTACGTTTAGCTTAGTAACAACGGCATCAAGCGCCAGAGCAGCGATCAATAAGATAATGGAGGCAGAGGGCTGTCCGGAGCGATCAATAATTAAACTGACATTGGAGGATGAATTATGAAAATATCGGAGATGATAAGCAAGCTTGAACAGATCAAGCATCATATTGGAGACGTTGATGTGATCCACTCAATGGACGATGAGGGTAATATTTACAGGGAGATCGACAGATCATCAGTGGTATTCTCTTTTCTGGAGACAGATAGTGATGATGAAAGCAGAAAGTATGCAGTAGTTATTTACCCTGGCGAGAAAGAGGTGCTTGTATAATGAAAGGAATAGAGCAATTAAACAGGGTGATCAATCATCCAAAGACTGCAGAGCACGTTAAGAATATGTATATTTATATCCGGATCGATCTGGAGAACGGCGAAGAATTGAAATTGAAGATCAGCAAAAATTAATGTATAATTGATGTTTACATAGGGAGGTTTACAAATGAAAAGTTATATTCAACAAGCATGGGGTATGTTTACACTGTTAATTGTTATCATTTTAGTTATAATCGGATGGGTAGTGAAGATAATAAAGGACTTCAAAGATATTTTTGGGGACATGATGGGAGGATCCAATGAGTAGAGAGATCAAAGAGTGTCAGGAATGCAAAACAAAACCCTATTCGCTTGCGGATCAGGAGTATTTGAGAATATTTGGGAACTGCTGGACGTGCGATCGTAAAAAATGGGACGCCGGAGAACTATCGCTGGAGGAATTTGAGAAAAGAGAAACAAAAGCATTCGATTCAGCCGAGGAAAAACTAAGTCAGACTATGAGGGAGGGATTTTAGATGGATATTGAAGACTTGATATATGAATTAATGTTAAACCCAGAGTTAACTATCGAATTTTCTTATAGATATGCAGATAACAAAGCCGTTGTCGTAAAGATCAAGGACACAAGGACAAGAACTGTACTCGCAACTGCAATCGATTGCGGATCACTGGTATCAATGAAAAGAATTATCAAAGACCTGATCAAAGACAACATCAAACAGCTAACTGACTATAGAAAATATGTATAAAGGAGGTGAGAACTAATGAGTGAGAATTTATATTACATGGAACCGAGTGATCATATATTTAATGAAGTCAAGAAAGCAGCAATTGAATTATGGACAGACATAGCAGATCATCCATCATATCTGGAAGAGAAAACTGGCAAACTTAAATCTTTAGAGAATGTCAGAGATAACTTCATGTACATAGTGGCAATGTTTGACCTGAACAATCAGCACAAGCTATCGTTTAGGATCAGCAAAGATGCGAGGGAGGCTATCCACGATCGGTTGATCGCCGGAGGCCAGCCCAGAGATCTGATAGTATTCTAAAGGAGGGCAACATGAAATCAGGAACACAAATAATTGAAGAGGCTATGATGTTCTACTTAGAACCGGAGACTGACGATCCGGAGGCTAAGACACACTGGACAATTGGTAGCTATTCACTTGATTCAGTTGAAGTTGATCACAACAATCAAAAATATGAGATCGATTTTCTGGATCGGGGAGGCAACAAGCATCACCTGTCAGTGAACAAGGAAGAGTTTGATCGCTACATTAATAAAATAAAATTGGAGGACTAAAATGACAAGCAAACACAAGGCAATAAGTTTTCGATTAAATCCACAGGACAGTGAAGCCTGGGCTCAGTTAGCATACCAGGAGGGATTAACTCCGGGTACCCTGGCCAGGAGAATATGCACACTGCACCTGAAAGATAAAGTCAAAACAGTAGACTATGAGATCGAGCCTGATCATAACGATGATGCTCTGGTCAGACCGGCAGAACCAAAAGTGGAGACTGTGAAAGAAAAACAAGAGAAGACTATGATCGACAACACAATGGCACTGGAAGACGATGAGAAGTTAACATTCGTTGAAGAGTCATACACCGGAGAGAGAGACAGCGCAGAGTTTCGCCGGATGATGGGCAAAACTGATCGGGACATGACAGAAGAAGAGGCTGATGAGATATTCGGCAGCAGAGATGATGATGAATGGAGGGTTGCCAGTGAATAAGAGGCATTTCAATAAGCTTTATTACATGGTACTGGGGATCAAACTCCACAAGGCCGGAGTAAAAGATCTGGATCAGGTATGTGAGGTGTTATCTAAACTCAAGAGATCCGCCACAGAATACAAGCAGCAATGTGACAATATATCAGAGGGACACGGCACCGTAAACGGAGAATACTATCAGGGAGATCTGGCAGTTTTTGTAGAGGAAAAGAAAAAGGTTCAGGATCGGATCATCAAACGGCTGCAGTGGATCAAAGATGCAAAGCCAGACTTTTGGTCCGACGGATCGATCGATGTTTATATTAATGGAGTTTACATTGATTTGGAGGAATTTAACCGAGGGTTATACCCTTCAGGGCATTAGAAAAATTGATTGTAGGCCATTTTCAGAGGCCTATTTTAGTGGGGAAGTGACAAAATGATAGCAAAGATCAAAGAATTAGCAATAGTAATGTCGTTAGCATTCATGATCATCAAGGTTGAGGATCTGGTGATCACAATCAAGCCAGCATTCCATAACGGATCACCCTGGAATATTATATGGCTGCTGCTGGGATGGGCAGTGATCATTGGAGTGACAGCATTTACATTCTGGTTAACAAAAGACGAATTTTAGTATTGACTTATAAATGACAGCATGATATCATGCAGTCTCAGTGGGAGGACAAATCAAATGGACAAATTTTTTAAAGTAAAACCGTTCGATCATCAGCAAGAAGTATTTGAAGAGATAAAAGATAGAGACTACCATGCCCTTTTCTGGGAGATGGGTACTGGGAAAACTTTTGAGTTGATCCATGTGCTCAGATGGAAAATGAATCACGGCATGACCAATCCTATATTAATCGTATGTCCCCTGGCAGTAGTTGAGAACTGGAGAAGAGAATTTATAATGTTCTCGCCAAACCAGAGGATGGATGATTACATTCAGGTGCTGACCGGTCCCAAAGAATCACGGCTCGAAAAACTTATGGATCCGCACGCAAAAATATTTATTATTAACTATGAGGGTGTCGGCAGGATCAAAGAGATTGAATATATATTGCGATCAAAAAAATGGGGAGCAATGGTTCTGGATGAAGCGCAAAGATGCTTGCATTATGATTCACAAATTGAAACAGATCAGGGCATTTTAAGGATAGGAGATATTGTTAATAACAATATAGATTGCTCTGTTATTTCTTTAAATTCTGAAAGCAATGTGTTAGAATATAAAAAAGTAACACATAGGTTTAAGAATAAAAGAACATTAAGGGTATTGGAGATTAGCTGTGGTAAGAAAAAAATACGATGCACAGAAAACCATAAAATCTATTGTAATGGTGAATGGAAAGAAGCAATACAAATACAAAATGGAGATTGTTTGTCTATATTGTGGGAGGAAGAAACTGGTTTCAAGATACCACAGTGGAAAATTTTGCTCAACAAGTTGTGCCTCATTAGCAAGAAGCAGCGAATTATCAGAAAGAATGAAAGAAAACAATCCGATGTTCAACCCAGAAACAAAAAAGAAAATTTCAAAAATGTTCAAAGGAAAGCCATTCAAAGGCGCAAGGGGAGGAAATGGGGGATTAACGAAACAGCAAAAAATTATTGCAAAGCTGACAGGGCTCCCCACGGAATTTGCAATAGCAACCCAAAGGAAAAAAGGTTCAAGCTATCCAACTTGCTACAAGGTAGATCTTGCAATCCCCAAAAAGTTTGTGGCAATAGAAATAGATGGTCGTGGGCACAAGTATGGAAAGAAAAAAGAACAAGACAAAAAGAAAGAGCAACTATTAAATCAGTTAGGGTGGACAGTGTTAAGATTTTGGAACTGGGAAATAGATCAGGATTTAGACAGGGTAGTAAAGAAGATTACTTCTATGATATAGAAGTAGAAGACAACCACAACTATTTTGCTAATGGAATACTTGTTCATAATTGTAAGAACCACAAAGCAAAACAAACCAAAGCGATCCTGGCTATAGCTAAAAATGCTGAGACCAGATGGATCGCTACCGGGACGCCGATACTTAACTCGCTCATGGATATCTTTCCACTATATTTATTCCTGGATCGAGGGAAAAGGTTCGGGGAGAATTACTTTGAATTTCAGAACAGGTATTTCAGAGATGCTAATGCGTCCTGGAAAGGTAAGCCTGGATATTTCCCGGACTGGCAGCCAAAGAAAGAAAAGATGGACAGTGTTAATAAGCTGATCTATTCATGTGCTGACCGCCGGATGAAATCTGAGTGTCTATCACTGCCGGATAAAGTTTATGAAAAACATTACGTTGAAATGGGCCCCAAACAAGCTAAGATTTATAACGACATGAAGACTGAACTGATCAGCTACTTTGAATCAGAGTTTGCAGTGGCATCAACGGCACTGGTTAAAATGTTAAAACTGAACCAGATCACATCAGGGTTTGTTACGACCGTTGATGAGGCCGGGACAGAGAAACTTCAGGACATTAGCAGCGACAAGATCGACGCACTAAAAGAACTTGTCGGCGATCTGACTCCAAACAAGGTCATTATCTGGGCATTCTTTAGACATGATATTGAAAAGATCCAGCAAGCGCTGGCTAAATATAATCCAGTAACAATATATGGCGGTACAAAGG